AGCGGCAATCGCAGCCTTGCTTTCGTCGATGAGCTTTTGCTTTTGGCGCTTTTCTCTCTCAACTAAAATTTCATCCCAACTACCAAAGCCAAATTTTTTATCGATCTCTTTTCCAAGCAGCACTAAATTTAATTCGTTCTTCTTTTGCTCCAGAACATCATTAGCAACGTTTGCGATTGATGTTTCATCGATGTCACCATCTTCACCAATTCGTTCTCTTAAAGCCTTTTGCATTTCAGTGCTGGGCTTTTTCTTTTTATTATCGGCAGCATTAAATAAAGTTTCAAGGCTTTCGGAGATGCCCTTGATATCTGAGCAAGCCTTGACCGCCAGCTTAGCGGCTCCTATCGCCACGCCTACTGTGACAGGATCAACCATTGTACTTTACCGTGCCCTTGTTTGTCCTGATGCGAATAGTATGCTTGGGGATTCACCAGCTTTATATTAGTTAATAAACTTTTGTAAAGAATCTCCATATTTATCTTTAAGTAGATCAGTATTAGTAGAAGTATCTCCTGCGTAAATAATATTATTTTTATTATCCGTTCCTAAAGAATGACCCCATCTCACTTTAAGTGAACCAATTTTTAGTTTATTGTCTCTATAATCTTCATCAGATGTATAATCATATATATAATCTTTTGCCGTAAACTTATAGCTTTTCAATGTATCTTTAAGTTTTTTATCAGGATTCATTACAGACCACTTTTGAAAATTATCTGTTCTAAAGAAATGACGAACATTGTTAATATTATTACTATTTTTAACCATAGCTAATGAACGATAAGATACTTCTTCCCATTTTAAATTAAAATTCCACCACCAAAATAAATCTTTAATAGACGATATTGTATATGGACATTTAGAATTAAACAATTTGATATCCTCAATATCATTAGGATATTTATTTTTAATAAACTCATCTACTGTCATTTTTAATACTTCAGGATGAGCTATAAATCCTGATGATCCAAAAAGTTGATCACCACATTCTCCTGTAATTGTTAAACCTTTATTTAAATTATCCGAAATATGTCTTATAACTGGAGAATAAAAAGGTTTATCCATATAATATTTATTAGCATCTCTCTCTGTCATTAAGACTTCTTCTGTTTGAATTTTATCTTTAATATAATTATTCCAAAATAAAGGATACTCTTCAATAGAATTTAAAGTATAGATAATTTTTAATTTATCATGCCAATCAGAAGGTTTACTTTTTAGTAAACTTACCAGAGCTACTGTACTATCTATTCCTCCGCTCCAATATACTTTTAATTCTTTATCTTCATTCCAAAGCTCTACACCTTTTTCATCTGCTACTTCTGCAAAGGATTTTGTAAATCCTGTTGCATCAGGTATAGGACTTGCTTCTAATTTTAAGTTACTTGTTAAAGTATTTGTTCTATCATTTGGAGTCCAAAGACAATGAATAGCTTCTCCGATTAAATCTAGTGTTGTTTTTTTATATTCTCCTGATCCAACTCTTAAAAAATCTGGACGAGCAATAATAAGTTTATCACCTAATATATCTGTTGACTTATCTACTGAAGATGTATTTTCAAAATTAAATATACTTGTAAATTTATCTAAAACTTTAATGCTACAATCAATATCTAAATAATTAAACACATTTCTAATTTGTCCTACACCTATAGCAGTATGTAAAAGAATTGAACATTCTACACATTCTTTTTCAGGTGTAGGATTAATAAATATATCTTGATCATTTAATATGTCTACACAAGTTTGCGGATCAGAAGCATTTAAAATTTCTTGTCTTTTAGTTTTATATAAGTCTTCAACAAATAATCTAGATGCATTTTTTTTAAACTGATCCAATGCGTCAGTGGCTTTATCTTCTACTGTATCTCCTAAAATAGTAGTCGCTTGATCTTTAGTTATTTCTGATCGAAGAAACTGTTCAACTTGTGTCATACTCTTAGGCTCTGGAAAATACCAGTTTATATTTCTTACATATTGATCATCAAATCTTTCTAACACAACTTTTTTAACAGTCGCTAAATCTTTCCACTGTTCTTCAAAAGCTGTCTTAGCTTCATTAGGAACCATAACTTTTAAACCAATATCAGAAGGTGAATTGTCACTTCCCGGTAAAGGATTGTCCCTTTTTTTTAATACTAGACTCATTCTGTAAAACTTTCTTCCAATTGATGAAGTTGCACTATTACTCTAAACTGCATGAGTTCCTAACATCATAGGATGGTTAAACTCGTCATTAGTACTAGACCATATGTGCATTGGAACAACAATTAAATCTTGATCATCTGTTTCAAAATGATGTGGCTCCATAGCATCTAAGATTAAAGTCTCTCCTTCAACTAATTTATGTTTCTCTATATTAGAACCCACACCTGAAACTGCTGTACCGCTTCCTGATAAAACATATACCACTCTATCTGTCGAATGAATGTGATGTTTTTGCTCTGAACATCCAGCGGGTATCTTTAATAGTTGCATACAAGGATCACCAGATCGAATTGGAGGTAAAATATTGTTAGTACTGCATCCATTAATATATGGTAGATAAGTTTTTAAATTAATTTGAGTAGTTCTATTTGGTGGTGTATACCCGTATATAGTAATAATAACTTTACCAAAACATACGCCCCAATTTTTGACTGATACACTTTCTTTATTTATAATCCATGCTGAACTATTTTTAGGTATTTTATATTCGTTTCCTGAGGTATCTACTTCGTAGTAGTACAAACTATTTTGTTTTGGAATGTAACTACGATTATTTAAAAATAACATCTATTTTGCGACCTCTTTTTAAACCTGCTCGTACTAAACCTCTTGGCATCTCTACCTCCTATTGAAAAAATATTTCTTTAATTGAATTATAGTTATCTAAAAAAGTTTCTTTAGATAAAACTTTACCATTATTTAATCTAATAATTCCTCGACTTTGACCTTTATGAACTTCGCCCTTTTGATGAGGTAGTTGATTAGAGTAGTCAATAAGAGATTGATCTTTATAAAAAGATAACATATACTTAATCATTTCTGTATTACGACCATGTTCTGGCTTAATATATTTTCCCTGTTCTAAACAAGTATGCATCATGTATTTTTGAAACTGATCACTATGATAAAAAGAAAAAACATTATCTGCTCTATCAACTGAAATTTTGTTCATTAAATACCAAGGTCCGATAACTTTATCCGGATATGCAAAATTAAATTTAATCCACCATAAAATTTTTAACGGATCATTCTTAATATTTATTGGTGCCGCTTCAATAAAATCAGTTAATTCTTCAACTACTATTTCACTATCACACTCTGATATTCCGTCTGCAATATCTTTTATTAATTCTTGCCAAGACTTATTTTTATATACATCATTTAAAATATCAGGCCATTTGTCTGTTATTAAACCATGATAATAACTATCATTATGAACTGTACCGTTTGATAATATATTACCAGGATGACCTATAATTGATACAGAATCTTCTGGATGAAGATCAGTGTTATTAAGCAATCTATAATTATGATTATTATCAACTATAAATTTATACAAAGCAGGATTAAATTGATTTAAAGCCTTTCTATTTTTTGTATCTTCGTCAAAAGTAAATACCGCTCTAATTTTATTTTTGTCACAATTCTGTAAAAATCCTGCGTACATTGTTGCAGAATCAAAACCACCTGAAAGAAAAACATCAATATATTTATTATTAGATAAAGAATTAATTGTGCTGATTTTATCTTCAATACAGTTAATTAAGTTTACTTCTTCTATTTCTGTTGGTATTTTAAGTTTATATTTAGGATCAACCTTATATAAATTTTTTAAAGTTCCTGTCCTATCAAGAGGCTCCGATGGTGTTCTACCTAAAAAATATAATAAAAACTTGTACCATTCTGGATATTCTAAAACTCTAAAGAAGTTATATAAAGCTTTAGAATGTAACTTAATAACTGCTAGTTCAGACATAGCTAAGATGTAGCTCCAAAAACATTTCCAGAATTATTAAACGTATTAGTCGCACCTGAACCAACATTAATCGCTTTACCCGCCGCTCCTCCAGCACCACCTGCTGCATTATTTTTACAAGCCGCCGGGTTCGATGCAACACCCGCCGCACCCGCCGATCCTGTAGCCCCCCAACCGCCACCAGCACCGCCCGTACCGCCCGTACCACCTCCCGAACCACCCGAAGAACCATTTGTCGGTGCATTGGTAGCAGGAGTATCAGAACTCGCTCCTATCCCACCGTTACCACCAGTAAAACTTGATTGACCACTACATGCGCCACTTTCGGCATCTTGACTTCCCCCTCCTCGACCACCGCCGCCTCCTCCGCCGCCACCACCCCCTCCAGCAATATTAGCTCCTGAAGCATTATTAATTATTCCAGTTAGATTACTCAATTCTATAGCGTTACCACCAGCCGCACCCGCGGCACCAGCCGCATTAGCACCACCACCAGCACCTAGTGCTCCACCATGAGCAGCTATAGTTCCTGAGTTATTTATAGTTAGATTACTACCGGATACTAATGTGGCTGCAATAGCAGGTGTAGAGGCTACAGATGCTCTAATGTTTACACCTGAATTAATATTGAGTATAACATCAATAGCAGTAGACCCATCCCAACTATAATTATTTGTAAGGTCACTAGCTAAATTATAATTAGTTGTATTAGAAGAAAGTGTAACAACAGTTCCGCTAGAAAATACTGTAGTACCACCTTGAACTATAGGTAGTGGAAAAGTCATGTTACTGTAATGCCTTTACGGTTAGCATTGAAAATGTAGTTGAACCATCATTTATTCTTGTAATATAGAAAAAGAACTCATGTCCATTTGTAGTTGTTAAACTATCTCCATCTGTAACAGTATAACCAGAAGTAGTTATAGTTCCTGCACTTGCATTATTTTTATATAAAATTACCATCGTACAGTTTTTAGCAGGAACAGCTAATGTATGTGCGCCACCATTAATTGCATGTTGGAAGTTTCCGTCGTCAACATCAGGTGTATAGGTGCCGCTAGACTTTGTACCCGCACTATGAGCAGCAGCGCTAAAGCCAGCGGTTAATTCATCCGCCACATCTGCTTTTAGAGTGTCGGCGTCGTAGGCTTGAACGGAAACGCCAATGTCAGCAGTATCAAGGATCGTAGTCCCCTCCACTGCAATGACCCCCGCGGATACCCGCGTGATCGAGGTGTCGGAAGCGTGGCCCAGTTCCAAAGACGCGACAGTCGCAGACCCGACAATCGATACATTGGTAGTCCCGGTGGGTATCTCTAAAACGTCTGCGTCTGCGTCGTTCTTAATGGTCACGTCGTTCGTAGAGCCTTGCCCCGTAAGGATAAGACCTTCCGCAGCAGTGTACCCGATAGCGGCATCGTCTCCAGTAGCGGTATCACCTGTAACATTTAAAGTTCCCGCCGACGTAAGATCCCCCGCGACTGTAACGTTAACTGTACCTGTAGGGATCTCTAAAACATCCGCATCGGCGTCGTTTTTAATAGTAACGTCGTTCGTAGAACCTTGCCCCGTAAGGATAAGACCTTCCGCAGAGGTGTATCCAATGGCTGCGGCGTCTGAAGCGGCAGTGTCACCCAGTGCATTTAAGGTTCCGCTAGCCGTAATATCTCCAGAAGCGGTTAACGTAGCAATCTGCAAGTCGGAAAGCGCATTTACAACCGCCGCACCGGAACCCGCGCCATCCATATAGACAACCGCCGACTTTCCGTTAGTCACCGTAATGTTTGCGCCAGAACCCTGCGTCAGAATTACGGAATATGGTCCGCTAGATCCTGAATCGGTCGTGGCGTTTATGATTATGAAGAACGCTGCCGTTGTGTTCGGGGCTACCGTAACCGTGTTGTTCGCTCCAAGAGCCCCCGTAAACTTTATAACACGGTACATGCCGTCCTGGAGATTTTCAGTTCCAGAACCTGGAGAAGCTTCCCTGACCGTAAGGGTGTGCGTAGTTCCAGAAAGAGCAACTGCTTTATACGAAGCAATGCGATCTAAAATATCTATGTTGTGGTTAGTGGTATCTCCCCAAGCTCCAGATTGTTCTCCAGAGCCTATCTTCTCAATACCAAAACTAGTTGTATACGATGATGCCATGTTTCTATTCCTATGCCGCTATCTTAGTCCAATTTGGTGCCTGTGTGTAAGTTATTGGGTCCCACCCAGCGGTTTGACCAGGATTAATTTGTTCCCAAATATTAACCCGCCCTACAGCGGTTGCGGCCTCTACCCCTGTAACGGGGACCGTAAGGTCTATCTGTACGCTTCCGACCGCCGTGGCCGCAGAAACACCCGTAGGGGAGACATTGGCCTTACCTGTTGCGACCGCAGTTCCAATAACCGCCGCCGCAGAAACACCCGTAACCTCAACAGTAATGTCTACTTGAACACTGCCAACCGCAGTAGCCGCAGAAACACCCGTAACCGGAACCGTAATGTCCACTTGAACACTACCCGCCGCAGTAGCCGCAGAAACACCCGTAACTAGAACGGTAGAGGGAGTGTCCCAGGAACCTGTGTTCCAAGCCTCTCTTCCCCATCCACCAAGGTTAGGGTTGTTAGCCATCAGGCAATCCGGATCAATGCGTTGTTAGCGTCGTTTGCAGGCATCGTAATGGTAAAGTCACCCGCGCTTGACGACTTGTCCGCGCCAAAGTTAATTACGCAAACGGACGGTTTGGCTGCGTGAGTAGTATCCCCGGCTGTTCCCGCGTTAGCCAAAGTGGAGTTATAAATTAGAGCACCGCGAGCACTACTGATAGTAGCCGTGGAAAAAGTTACGTCGGCCATGTCGATAAATGCCGTAGGAACAGAACTACTGTTATCACCAAGGCCAATGGTAGCACTCGCTATAGCAGCGCCTCCAGCCGTGTAGTTTGTACCACTAACCTCGTTACCTGTCGTATACCCTGTGGTGTCCGCGTCGATAGACGAACTGTTTGTGAACATGGCCAGCTTAAATGTGTCCGCTGCTATTGAACTACCATCTCCACGAGAATGTGAGGTCCAAAAATGAATCCCAGCGTTTATTTCTTTTTTGTAAGTACCGCAAATACCAGATGTTCCTACAGCCATTACAGCCTCCTTATTATCTCTGCCATATCATCATGGCCCTGTTGTTTCATTAAAGACCAGATAGTCGTTCTCTCACTTTGACACATCTTACTCATGTAAAATACTAGCACTTCTTTCAAACGTTGTCTGTGGGCAAATGCTTGGTCTCGTATAACAGGCGGGGCTGTTTCTGAGACCGTCATTATTTTGTTCAACGCCATTTCGGCCATTTCTTCGGGGGAATGCCCCCTGTTATCCGACGTGAAAACAAGGGCCTTGCCCATTTCTCCTGAGCTTGACGTACTAGACATTAGACCCTAGACAACGTCCCTCCGTACCCGGTCATACCGATATTGGTCTCTTGTTTGTTTTCCCTCACCAAGATTCTTCAGCCACTGAATTGATTCTAAAAACCTATCCGTGTACTGCTTCAACAAGTCTGGCTCTCCCTTCAAGAAGGTGTATGCCTCGACCAGAGAACCGTACAGAAGAGCCAGTTCTGCGTTATCTCCTAACCACGTTGTTCCACTAGCGACAGTCGTTATAGAGTCGGGTCTATAGAAATAATGCAACTCCATCGTAAAGTTATCATTTGGTGTAGGGGCCAACAAAAAAGTAGCTTCGTCCCATGTTGCATAGTACTTAGGTACACCCGTTGTTGCAGGGTTGGCCGTAAAATCTTGTAACATGGTTGCTTGCTTATAAAGCAGAAACTCTTTGCTAGAAGAATTTATTACGCTTAATGAATTAGGAGACAAGAAATCTGCGGGTTTTTGCAGGTAAGCGTTTCCAGTGGAAGCCGTTCCTTGGGACGATTTACGAAAAACATCTAACTGACATTCTTTTAAAATTCTTTCTTCAGCATTAAGAATAAACCGAGGAAGCTGGCTAACAAAAGTCGTCTCTGTGCTTTGGACATAATCCTGTATGGCCGTCTTTAAAGTTGCGTAAGTGTATGCCATATAAAAAACTCATTTCGTAAGAGTAACGGGTCCCGCACTAGCGGATTCACCACCACCAGATACATTTCCTATTGTAGACGTTCCGCTGCTCGCAGAAAACGTATAAAAAAGAGACTGAAAATTAGTGCTAGACGTACCGGGTATTACGGTTATTTCATAACCGGACGCAGATTCAAGAACGGTTTCTGTAAAACCGTCAAAACCCTCCACTTCTCTGAACCGGACAACATCACCTGTAGCTCTGCTGTGGCCGGGTTCCCGGACCTTAATAACAGCGGAACCACTGGACGACGTTGTAAACCCATTGCGAGGAAGAAGAACTTCCACAGAAGGTTCTACCCTATCCGGTCTAGGGTCTTTAATAGCCTGTGGATCCGAATGTGTCTTAAGGACCATCAATTGCGGTTGTTTGGCCTCCCACTCATTCTTACCGACAAGCATACCCGTCCATTCCTTACGCATATCCCGTTGTCTATACGCCGCGCCGGAACGGTCCGAAATGCCCATGGCGTATTTATTTGAAGCATATTTAGTCATTACGAAAGAGCACTTAAATAATTATACGAAGGTACGACACTGAAGCTGGACCTATCTCGATCCTCCTCCGCAGCCCTAATAAACTCTTCTTCGTAGATGTTTTTCAGGAGGAGAGTTCTGTCTGGAGCTATCTTCAAGGACATATAGTAGGACAGACCCGCAGCTAGACAAGGGTAAAACCGAAAAGGTATTTCTACGGTGTTGCCGGAAGCATCCGCGTCGTCTATTCGCACAAGACGGTCGTATATTAGAATGTCTGTACTGTTTTCTGGGGTAGGCCAAACCTTAACAACCGGGTTTATCTGACGATCCACATAGTACTGGGTAGGCCTTCCGGTAGTCGTCTTAGATGGAATACTAAGAAAATCATCTCGGCTGACTCGAACGATAGAAATGTCGGATCCACTTCTTCTTACAACAGAAGACAAAATGTCTATGCTGCCACGCACGTCGGAAAGACTGGGGTCTGCGGATATGGTGGTGGTAATCCCAGATTCGTCACTGGCCGTGCTGGAAATAGTTTCTCCAGCGTTGAAAGAACCACTCGGGATACTTAACGTTATGGTTGTTGAACTTGGTTTTGTAAGGACAACAGCGCTGGATCCGCTAACGGCTCCAGTAATAGTGTTGCCAACAACCAGATCCGTTGAGGACCCCACAGTAGCAGTAATGGTTCCAACAGGGTATTCGGCCAAACCGGAGATGACCGTTTGGCTTACCTGATCTATAGTCCATCGGTTTAAGCCACGGTTAGCCCAATCAGCAAACAAAAAATTCAAGGAACGGCGAGCCGTCACCGCATCATACCCAGTACGGAACTCCGATCCACAGCGTTCAAACGCTTCCTCCACGTAATCCGCTACATTTGGCTCAAAGTCCTTAGTTCCAGAAACCGCCATAATATGAGAACCCTTTAATGTTAACCCCAAAGGGATAGTTTTACATCGACCCCTAAATACCCGGAAATCTTATGCGTAGAAGAAGGTCATAAGATCAATTGTAGCAACCGTATACTGAACCACTGCGCCATCCTTGAGCAGAACCCCCTCGCCGGGGATAAACGTGTCATTAATGAGCGTGTTGTCTGTGCCCAACGTCCGGATTTTGAATAGGATAGTCCCTGATTCAGGTGCCCCGTCGTATATATTGACAATACCCGCAGTTCCGCCGGAAACAACAAAGAAGCCCTTCAATCGGGTCCGTCCAGGGAAAATAGCCTGTGCAGCGGACGCAAGGCTCCCCACTGTGATGTTACCTGCGTACTGCTCGGAGCAGACCACTGAGGTAACCGTCTTGAAGTACTTGGTGCCGTTTACAGCCTCCGCCGATCCAGTCGAGGTAATAATCTCGCTGATGACCTCATCAAGTACACTAGTCCCTGTGATGGTTGTTGTCTTGCCGTTATCGCTCGTCCCTGCCGTTGTGACAGACAGAAGTCTACCGCCCCCAGAAGCAAACGAGCTGTTTGCTAGTGTAGCGGTTGTGTTTGGTCTTGCTGCGGTAACGATGAAATCGCCATCTGCGGCAACTTCATCGCTGATTGTGATGGCTTGTACGCTGACATCCGCCATGTCGAACTCCTCCTAAAGGGGTGGAAGCGACTAAACCCCCACCCAAAAGATTACGATGTAGCGAATACGGAAAGGTTTGCGGCAGCGCCTGTACCAGAAGAAGTACAGCGAGCTTCGGCCCGCCAGACGGTTCCGTTAAAGGTAAACACCACATAGCTTCCGATACCAGGACCCGAGTTAGTAAGACCAATAAGGTTAAGGAAATCATCGGCAGTACCATCCGCTACATCAACTGTGTTGATAAGTCCGACAGCAGAGCCTGTCGCGCCTGTC